CTGGCACGCAGAGCCGGAAGGCTCGACACGCACAACCGCCGAAGCAGCCGGAACTCCCACATTCCGAACGCTCGAAGAAACACAGGACGACTTCTTCGAGATGATCATCGACATGGCGCGCGTAGCACTCGAAGTCAGATCCAAAATCGACAAATCCGTCGATGCTCAAGCAGAGATCAAAGTCGGCGGGCCAGACATCACCGAGCGGGACAATGCCACGCTCGCGCTCGCATTAGGCAGAGCCTATCCACAACTCGCCGACCTGTTCGACAGGGAAGGAATTGACGATAAGGAATTCCTGCGACTCATCTACAAGATGTTCGGCGAGGTATGGCAGCCTGCCCGCGCAACAGCAGGCGGGGGCAAGACCACTCCGAAGATCAAACGCAAGCCATTGACGGCGCCAGGAGCCGGACAAGCGGCAGCGCCAAACCCGGGCGCAGACGAAACCGATCCGAAAGATGAAGGAACCGAAGAATAATGCCATCCCTGCCTAAGTCGCAGACAGGCCCAGGCCCACGCAGACTAACACCATTACACGGCATCGGCATCCGCTATATCACCATTGGCGGACGTAGAGTCGGAAGCGCGCCACGCCTGCCTGGGCACTTGCCTGCTGCGCAGCAAGCAGGGACAGGCCCACCCGCGAAAGGACGCCCGTCCATCCAATGGGCATCCTGTGTATTCAAAATGCAGGAACCAAAAGAACCAACAGAGCCGGTGTTCGCAGAAGAATATATTCCGCACACTCTTGCGGATATGACCGAAGTGCAATTTGTAAATTTCAACGATCCGTGTGACTAAAGGAGAATAATTATGGATACAGGAAAAGGAACATTTGAAACGATCAAAGCAACCAACCCCGAAGAACTCAATACCATGATGAAGGCACTCGAAGAACAATATCCAAATCATGGCGGATGGTTTCGAGAAGGCGAAGAAATTGAGATCAAGGGAAGTTTGTTCCGCGTGAAAAGCGTAAGGCCGACCGAGATCAGACTAAAGCTGATGCAAAGGAGTAAGCACACATGAAACAAAAACCCTTACCAATCTTACGCTCACTTCCAGTTCACGAAAAGCTGGACCTGCCATCACGCGCTGAAATGCTGCCGAAGATCGAGAGCGGAGAGATCGACCATCTCGATTTCCAGGCGCGTGTATATCGAAAGGACACAAAGAACAGAAACCCCTACGTATTCAAGGACGAAGATTTATCAAGCTTCGCCGACAGCTTCGAAGGCCAGCCATTCCTACGCAACCACGATACCTACGACATCGACGCCCGCGACGGGACCATCATCGACAGTGAACTTGTCAACGGGGCTTTCAAGCAGACCATCCGACTTACCACACGCCGCGGGATGACAGACTTTATCGAAGGCAAGATAGACCGATTCTCCATCGGCTGGTTTTGGGATGACATCATGTGCTCAATCTGCAATCTCTCCTGGCTTGACCCCAATTGCAGCCATTGGCCAGGCCGAACATACAAAGTCGGAGAGAGCAAAAAAGAAACAATGTGCATGCTCATCTTCATCAATCCCAAAGGCAAAGAGAGTTCAGCGGTAAACGTGCCCGCAGTCGAAGACACAGGGGTCGAATTACAGCAATTGCAGGAATACAAACTTGAAGTTATCGGCAATAGTGCCGTAACCCATCCCGCACGCTCGGCCAAGCACGAGCAGGCGGGAAAACCCTTGACCAAAGGAGGTCAAACCATGAAAAGGAAAGTGAAAGTGATCAATCCCGAAACTCAGGAAGTATCCGAGGTCGAGGGCGAGATCGTCGACTTGCCTGCGTTCTCGCAAGCAGGATCGACTCTGCAAGAACAGCAGATCGAGAACAACCGCCAGGCAGCCGCGCAATTGCTTGGAGAGACCGAACGAATGAACGCACTCGAGGCCCAACTAGCCGAGAGCAACGCCGTTCTCGTAGCGCAATGCGAACACCTGCTATCAAGCGGACTCGCATCATCCAAACTGCCGGAGATCGTGCAGGCCAGAATCCGCAAAGGCTTTACAGGCCGCGCGTTCAAAGCACCGGAATTGTCCGACGCCATCAGCGAAGCACGCGTAGAGCTTGCCGCGCTCTCGAATGGGAACAACATCCAGGGACCAGGACGCACCTTCGGCGGGATCATAGACAGCCGCGATCAATTCCGGCTCGCCGTCGAAGATATGTTCGGCATGGAACGCTCACCAGCAGAAGCGAATATAAGAGTTCGCAGGCTGAACGGCATTCAGGAAGCCTATCTCATGGCAACCGGCGATGTGTCATTCATGGGCGGGTTTTACCCTGAATTCGCACTCGTGACCGCAAATTTCCCATCCATCGTAGCGAACGTGATGAACAAGATGCTCATCAACGCATGGAAGGACTTCGAAAATGTGTACGGCTGGTGGAAGAAGGTCGTCACCGTCGAACACTTCACGAACCTGAACCAGGTGACCTGGGTACGCACCGGCACGATCGCCAGCCTGCCCACCGTCGCAGAACGTGGAGAGTACACCGAACTCCCCATCGGTGACAACAAGGAAACCTCCGATTGGGCGAAGTACGGCGGATATGTGCCTCTGACCATAGAGGCAGTATTACGTGACGACTTGCGCGCATTTACCCGAATGCCGCGCGAAGCAGCCTTAGCCGGCATCCGCAATATCTCGGAGCAGGTTGCGGCCATCTTCACGCAGAACAGCGCAGCCGGACCAGTCATGAACGACGGCGGAGCCTTGTTCAACTCAACCGCACAGACCACAGCAGGCGGACACGTCAACCTTTTGACAACAGCACTCGGCACGACCTACGCCGCATGGGACGCAGTTGCAACGGCCATGTACAAGAAAAAACTCATGGTCAAGAACGCAGCCGGATACTACGGCACAGGCAAGCCACAAGGGCTCAAGCCGTCAATTTGCCTTGTACCTGCTGACCTAATAGCCGCAGCCGAAGCATTGTTCGTCCCGCGCTGGGAAGCGCCCGCACAGAACGTGCCGGCAACCGCAAGTGTGCGATGGGGCGGACGCGTTGACCCGGTTGCTGTCCCCGAATGGACAGACGCAACCGATTGGGCAGCAGCCATCGACCCAAAACTCCGCCCAGGCGTAATGTTGGGCGAAATCTTCGGCATCGTGCCGCAGATATTCTCAGCATCGAGCGAGATCGACCCCGCCATGTTCGCCAATGACGAGAGCCGGATCAAGGTCAGACAATTCCTGACCGTCGGCGTAGCCGACGACCTGCCCTTGCACAAGAACAACGTAGCGTAAGAGCAGTACATCGAATCAATCCCGGACGGACTCATGCTTTCGCAGCCCGTCCGGGAAATTAGTCACCATGCCTCCATGAAGGCATGGAAGGAGTAAACATCATGGGATACGTACATGACACAGCGATGAGTCAATTCATCCCGCCCACCGCAATGATGGGCGTAACCGGCACCTTCACACAGGCAGCCGGAGCAGTCACAGGAACAATCGCCTTTCACCGGGCAGCAGCCGCGCAGACCAGCGTCATAACTATTCCGGTCGTCCTGCCAAGCAATAGCTCCGCGCTCAAAGGCGCTTACCTAAAGTCCATCGAAGTGGACTATGAAAACCTGCTTGCCGCGGCGACAAGTGTAACTTTTGCGTTGAACAAGGTCACGCGCGGAGCAGATACAGCCGTCGCAGTTGTCTCAGCCGTCACGGTCACACAGAGTCTCACCGCAGCCGCAGGCGCAGAAACACAAGACCAGCACAAATGCACCGTCACGCTCACAACCCCAGAATGGATCGACAACGATGTCTACTATCTGTTGACCATGACCATCGTGGCAGGCGCAACGGTCACCAATGACGTGCTTGCAGCAGTCGCCAACTATACGTTGAGATTGTAGGTGTGACATGGGATACGTTCAAGACACCCACATGAGTCAGTACATCCCGCCGACCTTGTTCCACTGCGTAACCGGAACATGGACGAACGCGGCGGGAGCCGTCACAGGGACAATCGCAAAACACGTCGCCGCAGCCGATCAAACAGCCGTGGTCAACATCCCGATCCTGCTACCGTCCAATTCAAGCGCACTCAAAGGCGCTTATCTCAAATCAATCGAAGTGGATTTCGAGATACTCATTGCCGCATGTGACGCCGTAGATGCAGTGATAAACAAGGTCACGCGCGGCGCAGACACCGCCGTAGCAGTCGTGGCGGCGCAAGCATTCAGCTATGACACCGGCCACGACACCGCAGCCGAGAGAGACGACCTGGACCAGCACTTGATGACACTCACACTCACCACGCCGATCTGGATAGACAACGATGTCTACGTGCTTGTCGAGCTCACACTTGACCAGGCACTTACCACAACCATTGACCTGCTAGGCGCAGTCGCAAACTTCGATCTGAAAGTGTAGGAGCAGCGATGTTTTCACTCGCGAACACATACGCCAAACTCAAAAAGACGACCATCATTGCCTATGACCTGAAAGAAGATGGAACTATCGTCTTTGTCATAGAAGCAGGCGGAAAGTACAAGATGACCAAGGACGAACTCGAAAAGGCCATCAAGGAACTCGCGCCGACCAAGGAACAAGACCTGCCCCTGCCTGGGCACTTGCCTGCGCAAGCAGGGACAGGTGCGCAAGCAGGAGTATCAGAGCCTTTTCAGTACATCGAAGAGGCCGTACAAATCGAAACGCCACAACCAAAAAGGAGAACAAAAAAATAATGGACATCATGCCAGCCCTCGCGGCTATCCCCCTACCCTTGCCAGTGTTCCTGATCATCGCAACGTTCATCTACCAAATGCTGAAATACTACATCCCGTCACTCCCGTTCACGTCAGAGCAATTGCAATTCCTATTGACAAGTTTGCTCGCGCTGTTGGGAATCGTCGTGACGGCCAACCTGCGGGCCGCAGGGTTGATCTAGAAGCCAAGTTATCGAAATTAACCACCCCAAATTTCAAAGCAATGGAGGGATGCGACCTAAGACATCCCTCCATTGTCCTGGGGCTTCCTAGAGCCATTTCCGACCCTGGATGAAAGGATAGATCAATGTTCAAGAAATTCACCCAATGGCTTAGATCGTTGTTCGCGCCACCGACACACACAGCAATCGCACACTATGAGACAGTCGATGTGCCGATGCCCTACGAACCCGAACCGATCAAGCCAACCAAAGCCTACGCCGACCAGCGCCAGAAAAGCAAGCGCAGGCGGCGCAGAAAACCAAGCAAGGCAATGGCAAATCTCTACCACCTGTCTTGAAGGGCTGAAAACAGGCTTGCGATAACAATATTTATCGAAAGCATGGAAGAATTATCTACAAATTGAAAGGCTAAACCTACCCAAGGAGGCAGGTAAATCATGCCAGGCGGACGACGAATTATCTACATCAAGAACCCCAAATCCGGCTCCCACTTCCGAAACATAGGTGGCAGCGGAGGAGGTGGAGGCACAAAGGGACCCAAACCACCAAAGCCACCGACGACGCCAGGGACACCATCTTCCGAGATACCACCGGAGAACCAATACGGCGGCGCTGGCTCACAAGTCCCGATCGGCGGATGGTCACAGCCGGACTACCCGGAACTGCAACCAGGGCAAAACCCATACGCAGGACTAGACTTCGGAACTCTCCCCGGCTATGGAATAGGACCATACCAAGCCCCCACCTTCGAGCAATTCGTGCCATCAGAAACATTGTGGGGCATGATCTACGACATCGCAACCGGCGTAGACCCATACACTGGAGATTACCAACCAGCCTATGGCGCGCCAGGAACTTTGCAATTTGACCCACTAAATATGGGTCCAGAATTCGCAGGTAGAGCACTACGATTCCCAGGCCAATATCACTTTGGCGGACGGCCAGCAAACGCAGGCAAGCGCCCATGGTTTCTAAATACCAATCGAAACGACCTGGGAATATTCAAGTCACCATTCCGACGAAAGAAATAACGGAGATACATCATGAAAAAGAAAGAAGTAATCATCGCAATCGCAATTACAGCCGTCAGCCTTCCCATATCTCTGTGGCTATGGATAATCTTCATACGAACAATAACAAGGTGAACCATGTCCGACTCACTGACCACCCTCATCACCAAAGTCCAGAACATTCTCGGAGACGCCAGCGGGACCTACTTCACGACCGCCATCGTGACAGCCAGCGTCCGCCAGGCGTTGAGCGAATGGAACCTGCGCGCACCGGTACATGCCGCCGTGACCATTACCGGCGTCAACGATCAATACGAATACGAACTCACGGATGAGGACGCGAACTCGTGCGAAATACTGGACGTGCTCCAACAGGGCGACAACAACAATGAGCTGGATGTATCGCTCAACTTCGACCAGTACGTAGAAGATGAGCGTGTTTTCTTCCGGCTCCGCTCCCCCATCACCACAAGCGACACGCTCATCGTCAGATACACCGTCTACCACACGATCAACGGGCTGGACTCAGCAGTCGAGAGCACGCTACTCGCCAAGGACGATCAGGCAATCGTAGACGGCGGAGCATTCTTCTCCATCGTCACACGCGCAACCGCACGCGTGGAGACGATCAATCTCTCACAAGACCAGTCCGACAACTACCGGGAGATAGCCGGCATGTTCGCCCAGGCATTCAGCCTACGACTCGCACAAGCAGCCAGATACAGGAAAGCGCCGGTCGGAGAACCAGACACGCGCGCATGGAATGACCAGTATCACAATTGGGGACAGTAAATGCCGAGAACACTTCCGGCAGCCCTCACAACGGTAATGGATGCAGGGATATTCGAGCCGTATATCCGCGTCATGTACAATGCGGACCCAAATGAAACACTGGCAACAACCGTACAGCCGCTTGGATTCAAGCTATCAGCGCTGAATGCGGAAGTCAAGATACCATCCACAGCCGATGACACAGCTTACTTTTGCATCGTGCGCGGCGCGCTCATCAGCGGAACACCATCCACCATATCAAGTATCTGGTTCAGGACAGTAACCACCCAGGATGACGGCAGATTTACGACGCTCATAGGGGAACCACTGGACAGAAGCTATCTGAGCATCGCAGCAAACTCAGACTACCAAACAGTCATCGAAACCGCACTTACTTTTGCATCGGGAACCATCATCCCATCCTACGAAGGCGCAGCCGGATGGAAGGCGTACCAGTTCTACCCCACCGGAAAGAACATCATCCTAAGCCCACGCAAGAAATTATTCACGATCCTTCAACAGAAGTATTTGATATTTGCCACAGAAGATGGATGGGACGGCACAGACAACAACATGTTCTTCTTCGTGGCGACCGATACCAGGGCGACCGACTATTCAATCACAGACCCATTATTTACGACCACAGATCACGAAGAAACGCGCAGGCTAATCACGCGCGACGAAGCCAGCGTCGTCCGCTCGAACGGCAGTGCAACAGCAATAATTCATAATCTTGGCT